GATATAATTATTTCATTAAAGAAAAAGAGTTCATTCTTCAACATGATTATTGTTTTTACTTTGATGTTGATATGGCTCTCAGACAAGTTGTTGGTGATGAAGTTCTTGGAGACTTAGTTGCTACGAATCATTTTTATCAATCTCGTTTTAATTCTGAGGGACAATCTTTTGATAGAAATCCAAACTCTCTAGCATATGTCCCTTTTGAAGAAAAATCAGTTTCTTACTATGCTGGTGGATTTAATGGGGGTAAAACTGAAACATTTTTGAAAATGTCTGAAGTAATTGCTAATAGAGTTAATGAAGATCTTAAAAAGGGAATCGTTGCAATATGGCATGATGAATCTCATATGAATCGTTATATGATTGATAACCCTCCAACACTTACTTTATCTCCTGATTATTGTTATCCAGAACCAGAACTTGGTAGGCATCCGAATGATAATCCAAAAATTATTGCACTTTTAAAGAATCATGGCGACCTTAGATCTTAGAGAAATTCCTGCAATTTATATTAATTTAGATTCTGATATTGAGAGAAAAGAGAAAATGGAGTCCATGCTGAAAGAGTATGGATTTAAAAACATAATCAGACTTTCAGCTACTAAACATCAAGATAGACTTGCAGGATGTTCTCACTCTCACTTTAATGCACTTAATGAAGTTGATGCTCCATTTATTGTTTTTGAGGATGATTGTATTTGTAAAAATATAGACCCAGTTATAACAATCCCAGACGATTCTGATGCAGTTTATCTTGGTATTTCTTCTTGGGGTAGAATGAATAGTCATTCTGGACCTTGTGTTTATTATGAAGAAGTGGTAGACTTTCCAGGTATAGTTCGTGTGTATAATATGCTAGGAGCACATGCTATTCTTTATTTGAGTAAAGAATATGCAAGTGTTTGCTCTAGGATTTCTAATCATTTTTATGAAACTGCTTACCATCAAGACATTGGTTTTGCAGAAATTCAAAAATATTTTAGTATTTACTCTTTTGACGATCCTATATTTTATCAAACGAGCTCAAATGGAACAGATCAAAAATTAAGTTCTTATCCTAGTGTTGAATTTATTCAATTCAACAAAAATTTCTGGAAACCTACTGGATTTTATTCATGAAAAGTTTAGTTACAGGTGGAGCTGGATTTATCGGTTCTAACCTTGTTGATCGTCTTATTGAAATTGGACATGAAGTTATCGTAATTGATAATGAGCATTCAGATGCACATGATCAATTTTACTGGAATGATAAAGCACAAAATTATAAGTATGATATTCGTGACTATGAAAACACACGCCCTCTTTATGATGGTGTAGATTATGTGTTTCATATTGCAGCAGAAGCACGCATTCAACCTTCTATTGAAAATCCTATTGAAGCGGTAAGTATTAATTCCGTTGGTACTGCAACAGTTCTTCAATGTTCTCGTGAGGCAAGAGTTAAGCGAGTAATGTATTCTTCCACGTCTTCTGGATATGGAATGAATCAGACACCTAATATAGAAACACAACCAGACGATTGTTTGAACCCATACTCTGTTTCAAAAGTAAATGGTGAAAAACTATGCAAGATGTATACAAATCTATATGGTCTTCAAACTGTTTGTTTTCGATACTTTAATGTTTATGGAGAACGTCAACCTCTCCGTGGACAGTATGCTCCTGTGATTGGTATTTTTCTTCGCCAACGTGCTGCGGGAGAACCACTAACTATTGTTGGTGACGGAAATCAACGTAGAGACTTTACACATGTTAGCGATGTTGTGAATGCAAATATCATGGCGGCTATTTCCAATCCTGATCCAGATGCATTTGGGCACGTTTATAATGTTGGAACTGGAAATAATTATTCTATCAATCAAATTGCTAGAATGATTGACCATCCAACTGTTAATATTGCTCCTAGACCTGGAGAAGCAAGAGTGAGTCTTGCAAATAATCAAAAAATTAAAAAAACTTTTGGGTGGAGTCCAGTAGTAAAACTTGAGGAGTGGTTGAATGGACAAAAATAAATCTATGTATAAGCTGGAAGGTTTTGGACCTGTTTATTGTATCAATCTTGACGGTCAACCAGACAGATGGGAGTACATGAAATCTCAATTTGAATATTGGGGGATTGAAAATTACACTAGAATCTCTGCATGTGATGGTAGAGATGATGATCTTGGCGACATATTAAAAGGTAGGTATCCAGAAAATGTTTCTTCTGGTGAAGTTGGTTGTATTACTTCTCATTTGAAGGCAATTAAATATTGGTATGAAACTTCTGATAGTCCCTACGCAGTCATTATGGAAGATGACTGTAAATTGGATGTTGCTAGATATTGGAATTTCACTTGGAGAGAATTTTATTCCAAGATTCCTTATGATTGGGATGTAGTTCAATTAGCAATAATTTGTACTGGTGATATTCATGTATCATTGCATAAGAGATTTGTTAATGATTTTTCAACAGCTTGTTATATTATCAATAGGCATCATGCTGAGAAACTACTGAGATTTCATACTAAAGGTGATAAATTTAAACTTGATAATGGTATTAAACCTCGTCCAGTTGCTGATGATTTGATTTATAATTCAGGAAATACTTATAGTATTCCTCTCCTTCTTTATCACATTCCTCTTGGATCTTCTATTCATCCAGAGCATATTGATGCCTTTCATAAAGGAAGTCACGATGGAATTCTCAATTTCTGGTCCCAGAACGGAGCAAATATTGATTTGACTGCTCTTATGGATTACAACCCTTATCTTGGTAGAGTTACGGAACCTTCACAAAAATAACTTGACTGATCCCAAAATAAATGTTAAGATAAGTCCCATGACCAACCATGCCGCAACTACTTGCATGGTTGGTCACTATGTCGTTTAGTACTAAAACACTTTTATGAAACTCAAACAACTGATGCTTGCACCTGTTGCTCTGGGAATGGTTGCTCCTGTTGCTGCGAATGCGGCAGATCTTAATATGGCAGCAGTCAATCAATATTCCTCTGAGCAGGTTACCAGCGTCAATCAACTCTCTGATGTGCAGCCCACCGACTGGGCATATCAGGCACTGAGCAACCTTGTAGAGCGTTATGGTTGCGTTGCTGGTTATGCAAACGGCACCTATGGTGGTGGTCGTGCAATGACCCGCTATGAGGCAGCAGCACTTCTCAATGCTTGCCTTGATCGTGTAACTGAAAACACTGATGAACTGAAGCGTCTTGCTGATGAGTTCCGTAATGAACTTACTACAATTCAAGGTCGTGTTAATTCTTTAGAATCTTCTGTTAGCTCTCTTGGTGCATCTCAATTTTCCACTACTACTAAACTGCGTGGTGAAGCAAACTTTGTTCTTGGTGGTGTAGATGACTACCGAACCAAAGGTGGTGATGTAACTCGTACTGCATTCAATTATGATCTGCGCCTGAGTCTGGATACTTCATTTACTGGTTCTGACTTGCTACGTACTCGTCTGCGTTCTGCTAACTTTAGCAGTGATCCATTTGGTTCCAGTTCTTCTCTATTTAAACTGGATAAGGCGGACAATACCTCAAGTGAAGTTGGTAACAACGTAGTTATCGACCGTCTATTTTATCAATTCCCTGCTTTCAACGACAAAGCAACTCTAACTGCTGGTGCTATTGTTCGTAATACAGAAATGTCTTGGGTTCCTTCTGCATATAAGTCTGGTATTCTTGACTTCTTTGCTGTTGCTGGTACTCCTGGTGTTTATAACAAGGCAACTGGTGCTGGTTTTGGTGCTCAATATGACTTTAAAGGTATTGTAGCTGGTGTAAACTATGTTGCTCAAGCGGGTCAGGATAGCACTCGTGGTGAGTTTGATGAGTCTGGTGCTCTGAATACTCTCGCACAAATCGGTTATCGTGGTACTAACTGGGGTGCTGCATTTGGTTATCGTTATGGTACTGAAGGCACTCGTGTTCGTACCTACAACGGTCTTGATGGTTCTTCTGGTACTCTGGTTCCTGGACAAACTTCTAACGGTTATGCCCTGAACGCATACTGGCAACCCACCAAGTCTGGTATTGTTCCCTCTGTCTCTGCAGGTTATGGTTGGAACACTGTAAGTGGTACTCCTAGTGCTGCTACCGATAGTCAGTCTTGGTTTGCTGGACTTCAGTGGGAAGATGTGTTTGTTGGTGGTAACTCTGCTGGTGTTGCTATCGGTCAAGCACCTACTGGTGAGGATCTTGAGAAGGCAACGATGCTTGAAGTTTTCTACAAGTATCAAGTGTCGGATAACATCAGCGTTACTCCTGCAATCTTCTATGCTAGCGATAACCAGCGTCTTGCTGATAACTCCTCTAACTGGGGTGGTGTAATTCAGACGACTTTTAGGTTCTGATGGAAGAGAAAACTCGCATTTGTGCAAAGTGTGAACAAGAAAAACCACTCGATGTAAATCACTATCAAGTCGTTAAACATTTTAAGACTGGTTTTTCTTACTATTGTAACACTTGCGATAAACCTCCAAAAAAATAATATACAAGGGGCTTGACGCCCCTTTCTTTTTCCTATATAATGTTGTAAATCTTTACAAAAGTAACATGACTGTAACAACTAATGATCGTGGTCAACAAAACATGTGGGCAAAAGAACCCCAAATGGTTTACCAAGAGTATAACCGTAAAGGTCTTTTAACTCCTATGCAGACCACTGAAATGTATAATGGTCGTTGGGCAATGGTCGGCATTATTGCTGGTGCTATCTCATATGCTCTTACGGGCAAATTGTTTTTTGGTATTTTCTGACTTAGGATTGACAATGACTTCAATTTTATTTACAATAACTTCTGTTGCCTTCTTCGTTCTGTTGGCGGCATCTGTAGAAAAAATTTGCGAAACTTACTAATGACGGTTTTTAATGTTACTCTCCAGTCTCCAGACGGCACCGAAACTACCATCGAATGTGCTGATGATCAATATATTCTCGAAGCGGCAGAGGAAGCGGGCGTTGATCTCCCTTCTTCGTGTAAAGCGGGTGCTTGTTCGGCTTGTGCAGGAAAACTCATCTCTGGTACAGTAGACAATGAAGAACAATCATTTCTTGATGATGATCAAGTAGAAGATGGTTGGATTTTAACTTGTACTGCATATCCAACTAGCGATTGTGTAATCCTTACAGAACAAGAAGAAAATCTATGACTGCTGGAATGCTTGGGCAATTTGCGATTGCCCTTGAACAACTTGGGTGGGATGCTAACGATGAACTATCAGTTGAAATCGGTGGTGTAGCAGTAACTGGAACTGCAACTCATCCAGATGCAAACCCAAAATGGGCAAAACCATTTGGAACTGTATCGTATCAAAATGATGCTTTCATTGTAATTAAAAATAAATCAAGGAACCCAGTAGTTCCTTCTCAACCAAACCTCGATCTAAAACAAAAACACATTTATCAAGGAGAAACAAAATGAAATTCGGATGGACCCCAGAAGCAGAAATTCTTAACTCACGTCTAGCTATGCTTGGATTTGTTATTGCTGTTGGTACATATGCTACCACTGGTCAAATTATTCCTGGAGTGTGGTGAGATGAAGTGTAAAGTGCAGTTATATGTTGCAGGAAAGGTCTTTCACGAAATCGTAGAGGCAAGAGATTATAAAGATGCAAGAGAAACTGCACTTGCACGAAATCCAAATGCTAAAGTTGTTGGAGTTACTGCTGTTTTTGAATAAGATATTAATTACTATTAGGAAAATAAAATGAGAAAAGAAGGAGATGTATTACCTACAGTTCAATTTGTTCTGAGAGAAAATGGAGAGTTTGTAACAAGAAGGACAGAAGATATTTTTATTAATGAAAAGAAATATGTACTCTTCAGTCTTCCTGGCGCATTCACTCCAACTTGTACTTCCTATCAATTGCCTGGATTCGAAGAATTATATGACGAATTCATTAAAGAAGGAATAGAGGATATTTATTGTGTGTCTGTTAATGATGCATTTGTAATGAATGCTTGGGCAAAAGAACTTGGAATTGAGAAAGTAAAAATGTTGGCCGACGGTAATGGGTACTTTACCCGAGCAATGGGACAACTAGTTCTAAAATCAAATCTTGGATTTGGTCAAAGGTCGTGGAGATATGCTTCTGTTGTTGATTCTCCTAACATTGTAAAAATGTTTGTTGAACCTGGATTTGCTGATAACGTGTCTGAAGATCCTTATGAAGTTACCAATCCCGAGAACGTTCTAAATTATCTCAGAAGTGAAGAATACAAAATCTTTAAAGAAGATATTCATCATTGATAATTGATACATTTTGAGAGAATCCAAGCACCCGAAAGGGTGCTTTTTTTATAAATATCTTCGTGTTTATAGAGATAATCCATGACCCTAGATCTTCATAACTTTTTTAAGTATTATGATGATAAGAACCAAAACCATATCGCGGCGGTTCAGTGGTTAGAGGACAACCTTCCAGCTCAGTTTCTTGACGATTCAGAAACAGATTGGATTGGTATTTACAGAACTAAGCCTCCAACTCCTGCAGTTTTGGATGTTCCATATTTTAATCAAGTAGACAACTATAGAGATGCACATAGAACTTGCAACTCTTCATCGTGTGCTATGTGTCTCGCATTCCTCAAGCCAGGAAGTATTAAAGGTGATGATGAATACGTTAAAAAAGTATTCGCAATTGGTGATACAACTGACCATGCCGTACAGACAAAAGTTCTGGCGGGTTATGGAGTTAAGTCACACTTTAGTTACAATCTTTCTTTTGCTGATATTGATAAAAGCCTTGATAGAGGCAAACCTGTCGTTATTGGTATTTTGCACAGGGGTTCTCTATCTGCACCTACTGGTGGGCACATGTGTGTTGTAATTGGTAAGACTCCCGATGGAAAAGGATATTATGTAAATGATCCTTATGGTTCACTTAACGATAACTATACTGGTCCTGTAACTAACGGCAAGAAAACAATCTATACCAAAGCAGTTCTTAAGCACCGTTGGTGTCCAGGAGGCAACGATGGCTGGGGAAGAATCTTCGATTAATTTTAAGAGAAAGATGCTTAAGGTAATTAGAGACCTTACTAATAACGGCAGACATAAGGAAGCAAACGATCTTTATCAAAAGTATTTCGGAGGAACAAATGGCAAGAATTGATTTACACAACTTTTTCAAATTTTATGATGAAAAAAATCCTAACCACGTTAAGGCAGTTCAGTGGTTAGAAGACAACCTACCAGTCAAATATCTAGAAGATAACATTGATTGGGCAGAAATTTATCGCGGAAAAAAGACTAGTGCTGCACCAGCCCCTGCCGCTGCTGCAGCTCCTGTAACAGGTGGCGATGATGTTCCACAAATGGGCATCAAATTGATCAAAGAGTTTGAAGGATGTCACTTAAAGGCATATCCCGACCCATTAACTGGAGGTTTACCAATTACTATTGGTTGGGGTTCTACCCGTAAGAAAGATGGTTCTCACTTTAAACTTGGTGATACACTCACCCAACAGGAAGCAGATACACTTCTGATTGAACAATGTAAGAATGAGTTTCTTCCTGCACTCCGTAAAATCCCACACTGGAATGAAATGTCTGATGGAAAAAGAGGCGCTCTGCTCAGCTTTGCTTATAATCTTGGTGCCGGTTTTTACGGTGGCGATAACTTTAATACTATTACTAAACGCCTGAAGAATAAAGAGTGGGACTTAGTGCCCGATGCTCTCTATCTCTACAGAAATCCTGGATCTAATGTAGAAGCAGGACTTGCTCGTAGAAGAAAAGCAGAAGGGGAAGCTTGGAAAAAAGGATAAATAGTTACAATCATAACTGATTCTTGATCTTAACTGGTCTGAATCTACATACTCCGAGTCCTCTGTGACTTGGTGAATACTTTACTTTTAAACAACTTTAGTTTGTTTCGTTTAGTACACACTGAGCCATAGAGGACTTTTTATGTCTTACGCTAAAAAGGCGCTTGCTGTAGCGTCTGCTCTTTTAATGGGAGCACCAACTGCATTTGCAGATACAATTTCTGGTACAGATTTTGAATCTGGAACTACTGCAGGATGGAATACTGGAACTCAAACAGGAACACTTGATTCTACAATTACAGGTAATGGATCGGGTGTTAGTGTTGTAGATAATCCAGTAATCTTTAATGCTGGTTCATTTCCAGCAGTAGGAAACCAAACTCTACAAGATGGTTCTCCTAATCCATATTATGCTCCTGCAGTAGAACCAACAACTTGGGAATTCTCTCCATATGGAACTGCTGGTGCTGCATTGCAACCAAATGGGCAACAAACATTTGACCAAGCAACACAAGCACTTGGATTAACCGCAGAGGAAAATCAGGCAATCAAAGACCTTCTCATTCAACAGCAACAGCAATCTGGTTTAGGAAATCCAACTCCTACTGATGCTTCTTGGATTACAAAGTCTGTTACACTTCAGACTGGAACTGTTTATACTATGTCTTGGAACTACATTGGAACTGACTATGTTCCATTTAATGATGGTTCTATTACTTCACTTGTCTATCAGGGAACAGGTTCTTCTCCTTCCATCACTGTTAATAATCAACTTCAAAACTATGCACTTCTAGGATTTACTAATCCAGGAACTGGTGATTACTCAACAGGTTCTTTTGGTTCTACTGGATGGCAGTATTCGACATATCAGGTAGGTGCTGATGGTGATTATCTCTTAGGTTTTGCAGTATTCAACCTCGGAGATACTGCACTTTCTCCTGTTCTTTTAGTTGATAGTCAGCCTGGAACTACAACTGCAAACGGAGAGACCTTTACTCCTGTTGCACCTAATAATCCTGATGCACCATCTGTTGATGAAGTAGCACCAACTCCAACTCCAGAACCAGAACCTACACCAGAACCTGAGCCAACTCCAGAACCAACTCCAGAACCTGAGCCAACTCCAGAACCAACTCCAGAACCTGAGCCAACTCCTGAACCAGAACCTACACCAGAACCTGAGCCAACTCCTGAACCAGAACCTACACCAGAACCTGAGCCAACTCCAGAACCAACTCCAGAACCTGAGCCAACTCCAGAACCAGAACCTACACCAGAACCTGAACCAACTCCAGAACCAACTCCAGAACCTGAGCCAACTCCAGAACCAACATTAGTAAGTTCTGTTACCGTTCCTGCTCCAGGACTTCCTGTTGTATCTAAAACTAAAGTTACTCATAAAGTATCTGAGGGTGATGGAGTTCAAAAGATTAGAAGAAACTTTGAAACTACAACCGAAACTCCTCTATTAAAGCAAGATACTTATAGTGATAATACCGTAGTTTATTCTTTACTTCTTTCTGTTGATACAAAGAATACTCAGGATGTTCTTTCTGGTCGTGTAGATCAGCACGAAGTTTTGGATAAGATTGGTGGTGGATTGCAAAACCTCTTTAATTATGAACCAACTGAGCCAACTACGGACAGAGTAAGAGTATTCAGCAACAACTATTATGCTTGGTCTTCTGGTGATTATGGATACACTGGTAAATCTTTAATTATCGGTGGTGGATTAGAAATTGATATCAAACCAACCTGGACGATTGGTGGTCAGTATAATAATGTAAATGTTGATTTAGGTGGTGTTGATAGCACTTCTAAACTTCTTAAGAACCATTATGGTTTCTTTAATATGCTCCGTGGAAATACACTATCACTCTTAACAAATGCTGGATTTACTCAGAACAAATATAATGTAGTAAGAAATGTCCAGGGTATCTTTAACAATGAGAGTTCAACTCAAGGAAAAGAGTGGTGGGTAAATAATAGATTGATATGGAATCTTCATAAGAATATAACACCATTTGTTGGATATACGATTGGTAATTATCAGAGAGATGGTTTTACTGAGAACGGTAATATCCAATCCAGAAGAACTGTTGATGCTATTAATGAAACTTCACATTCTGGTGAGGTTGGTCTAAATATTTCACATCGTTTTGGTGGTAAGAATAAGGACATATTCGGCGTATCTGTCGGTGGTTCTTATGAAACCAGCGGAATGATTGAGGCGAATGCTTCTGTTGATTATAAGGAAATGATAATTATTGAGGGAATTCATCAAATCAATGATGGAGTTTCTAATACAGCAGTATCTGCAAAACTTAAATTTAAGTTCTAAAATCCTAAATATAAAAGACATCATCAAAAGGACTGATGGATACACCAAACAAAAGAGAAAAGTGTATGAGTACTGTTATTCGTATTGCGATTTTGGGTTGGTCTGCCGCTCTTCTTACTGCTAGTTATGCTGGGGCTCTATCTAAGATGGACCCTACATTTATTGCTACTGTTTTCACCGCATCTGCTGCTACTTTCGGTATTAACACAATGAAGAAGGGTGGTGATGAAGATGAAAAGAAAGAAGAACCACGTAGAGAAGTCATAGTAGAACCTACACCAGAACCACCAGCACCTGAAGTTGCTGCTTCAGAACCAACTCTTGAAGAGAGAGTTGAAGTTCTGGAGGGTCAAGTACAACCTCGCACAGGTGGAGCATAATGGCAAAGTCTGCAAATAAAGGTAAAAAGGGATCTGGTGGCGCTGGATCTTCTAATAATAAAAAACAAAACTCTGGTAATGCTACTGCTAAAAAAGCAAAGAATGGTGGTAAGAAAAAATGATTGAATTTGTGACTTTGACTATTGTGGGACATATGATAGTTGGACCTAATTTATGTCAAATTGATTTTCTAGGTGATAATCAAATATACACATTTACATACCCATGCCAAGAGAATGGAACACTCCAAAAAGAGAGTGTTGGAATGCTCCCATACACCAAATACTCAAAGCTATAGATAATCACACCCGCCTTCATATGGAGACGGGTGATTTTTGGCATGAAGAACAAGCCCAGATATTGAGAAAGTATGTTAAAGATTTGAAAGTCTGGATTCATAAACAAGAAGGATGGTTGAATGAATGAAAAAATTCCTTACAACAATCGGTTTATCTTTAACCTTAACTCTTCCAGCAATTGCTGCATCACTCGAACCAAAACAACCTACGGTTAGACCTTATAGTGCAGAGGCAATGGGTTGTATGATTCTCTTAGAATGTACTGAGGGTGTAGAAAAACTTTCAGTAGATTCTGAATTACTAAAAAATCCAGACTTCGATCCATTCAGAGATGAATTAAAAAGGATTATTATCGCTCTTGATAATTTAAATGTTCCAGTTTATGTTGCACCAGAAAGGTATTTCACTCCAAGAACAGTGGGTTTATATAAACCAAACTACAATCGTTTCTTTGTTAATGAAACTCTCCTTAAAGATCCAAGAGAGTTTTTAGGAACAATGAGACACGAAGGATGGCATGTTGTTCAGGATTGTATGGGTGGTGGATTACAAACATCTTTTATGGCTCAAGTGCATCAGGATAGTGAAATTCCTGCTTGGATTATGAAAAATACTAGACTGACTTATGAATCTATGATGCAAAGTCGTGCAGTTCCTTGGGAAGCAGATGCTAACTGGGCGGAAGAGCAATTAAACCAAACCGCAAGGCATCTTGAAATGTGTGTTAATGGACCTCTTTGGGATCAAATTCGTCCAACACCAATGACTATGGATTGGTTAATTGGATGTGGATTTATGAAACCACAAGAAGGGAAGTATCCATATTATCCAAATAAAAGAGTAGAGTATTGTACGGAAGGTAAGTATTGATGACTCATTTTGTTGCATTTGTGTTGAATAATCCTTTTACTTTAGGATTGATGTGTTATTGTTTAATTGTTGTTCCAGTTATAGGAATATGGTATGTACATAAATGATTTTCCCTGGGGTGTTGTAATATTATTATCTTGCGGTCTTGCTTTCACTGCATACATCATTTACTACATATTAAAATTAGCGCATAAGGAGATGAAAGATGAAACATCTGAGTCTAATTCTATCAATCACAAGTCTGGGCATTAGTGCTGCTATTGGTGTGGGTGCTTATATTACCTACCAAAAAGCACAAAAGATTCTAGACAATCCAGAAGAGTTTGTTGGTGCTGTTGTAGAGAAACAAGTCAACAAAGCATTTGAAAAACTACCTATTCCCAAACTAAATACTGAGAAGTTCAAATTACCATTCTAATGGATAAGGATCCTTATATCTACAGAATTAAACAAGTTCTAAAAGTTGTAGATGGTGATACAATAGATGCTGCTATTGATTTGGGTTTTGATATTTCTCTCACTAAGCGAATTCGCCTTGCTGGGGTTGATACTCCTGAGTCACGCACTACAGATAAGAATGAAAAGAAACTCGGACTTGAAGTTAAAGAATGGCTTAAAAAGAAACTAGAAGGTCAAACTGACGTTATTGTAAAAACAGAACTCCCAGATTCCACCGAAAAGTACGGTAGAATTCTGGGACATCTTTTTATTGGTGATAAGGAAGTATCCGCAGTCAATAAGAAAAAGTCTGTTAATGAGCAAATGATTGATGAAGGATATGCTTGGGAATATGATGGTGGAACCAAGAAGAAAGACTTTGCTTTATTGGAATCAAAAAGGCAGAAATGAAACTTCTTATCTTAGATATTTTAATAGTTCTAAGATTATTAACAAATGATGGTATAATGCTTGAGAATAGAAGACCTATCCCCAAGCGACAACCACCAGAAGTATTTCGTTTTGTTAGGAGACCCGCACGAAGAGGACGTAAAAAATCTTTACAATTTGATACTTCTTTGTTAAATAGTAAAGATTTGTTTAAGGTGTTACAAAATGACCACGGCACCAGCAAAGGATAAACGTAAAGAAGAGAAGGATAATATCTTTCTAGAAATTCTTTATAACGTTTTAGTTCAGTTACCAGTTTTAGTGATTGGATGGGTTATCACGCAATTTACATCAGAAAGATAATCTAGCAGATAATTTTTTAGCAATTTTTTTAGCAGGGGCAAAGAGAGACTTAAATCTTTCTTTGCCTTCTTTTGTGAACTTATCTTTGATTACATCATCAATAATAATTTTATTATCAATCTCATAGAGAGAATTGATTTCAACTTGGTCACGGATGTATTGTTCTACGTTAGATACTTGTTCTATTAGACGAGTTCCTTCTGCAGAGTATTCAAAAACATCTACATGTCCACCTTCTGCTAGGACATAATGCAGAACTGGCTTGACTTGTTTAATTTTAATCTTAAACTTATTCTTTGTTGCTTCTTTGATGATTGGTTCTGCTGCATTCTTCAGAGCATTCAGAACTGTTGTTGATGCTATCGTAGCAGCAGTGGTTACTACTGCGACAGCACCAGCCGTAGCAACAAGAGAAGGGTCAGGTAAATTAATATCGATTCCATTTACCGTAAAGGTAGGTTTGGGTAAATCTGCAGGAACTTCCGCAATCTGTTTGGGAGTTTCAATAACAGGAGTTTGAGCAGTGGGGGTTTGAACAGATGGAGGCAGTTGAGGGGCAGGGGTAGGATCTGGTAATCCTCTTGATTTTTCTGGAGGTTGTTGTTCCTGTGGTTTTTGTTGATTTCTTACAGCATTATCAAACTCTGCTTGAGTTGGAACTCTTACAACTGGATACTGTATAGTTGTGTTTGGTGCATTTATAACAGGAACTTCAAGACCACGAACAACTGGCGCATTTATTTGTTGAAGAATTGGTTTATCTACTGTTGGAATTACAGAAGGACCAGAAATCCGATTAATGTTTGAATTTGGAACATTAATCGGATTATTTCCGATCATCCTTACTTGATTAGTATCAATTGGGTTGATTGGTTCCATCGATTTTCTGAGACATTTGTTTGTACATATCAATTAAATCATCGTTATAGGTAGGAGTTTGTTGTGGAACTACTACGTTAATGTCTGCACAAACTTTATAGTAAGGACTTGTTGGAAAGAAATCAATTCCTGATTTCTTTGCCTCACCACACTTTAATAATCTTACAAGTTCAAAATCAAGTCGTGCTTTGTCTGCCTCTGCTTGTTGTCTTGAAATTTCAACTCTGGCTCTTGCTTTGCATAATTCTTGTAATGAACCATCCAGAGGAACATTAAATCCCATTGATACTCCAGCATTTCCTGAGTATGAACTAAACTGTTCTGGGTCTTGACTTGCATTTCCATTACCAATTACAAAAGGTGCAAATGAAAATGTTGCTCCCTGGCAACTAACTCCACCACCATAAGTGTTCATTGCATATGGACCTTGAAGTACTTGAACTGCCTGGTTTGTTACATTACCAGTAGCAGATGCTGATGGTCCTGCGATGTTTGTATTTGATGGCGCTTGCTGTGCTCTACCAGAAGCAGTCAATAAAATAAGTATTACTGGGTAAAGACAGAGATTGATGTAGTGGTTGATTGAGTTTCTGTGGTGCGATCTATCCATGTTTCTTTAGCCACTCCAGGTCCGAGATAGGTTTCTGAGAACTGGAATGGAGCACCTTGCGTCATAATGGAATACCCAGAACCCCTTTGGGGTGTGCTAGGAATGTTGATGTTCGTTCCAGTTACAGTATAAGATTCTCCAGTTGTATACTCAACTTGGCGAATTGCTTCTACAATTCTTGTAGAAGATTCTGTAGTCGCATTGATTGTGCCCCTGGTAAAATTAGGCACAACACTTTCTGCTAGGGCAGGAGAACAGAACCCTAGCAGGAACAAACCTGCTAGGATATGTCTCATTTGAATACGCTCAGTTCAATACTACGTTGTCCCGTTGCGGTTGTTCCTGCACCACCAGCAGTTACAGTAGGAACACCAGTTGGGGATAAAGTACCTGCGAGAGTTCCTTTCTCACCACCAACTTGAGTTACACTATCTCCATAAAGATTTGGAGTTCCGATAACACCATTAGTAACTGTTTGAGTTGTTACAGGAGTATCAGCAGCATTAATGCTTTCTGAGAAAGAGAATGCTTGGCCTGGAGTATTGATATCGTAGGTTCCAGCACCACCTACACCACCAAAGGATGTGGATTGAATGTTAGTTCCTGAAGCAGAATACGAAGCACCGATTCGAGTTGATTGAACAGCAGCACCATCAACTTTCAATTGTACGGAGTCAGTGATTCTTGATGTAATTTCAGCAGCATTAACTGGGATTGCGAAGAATAACGAAAAGGCTAATAGAAGTCTTTTCATTTTCTTTTGTTGTGATAAACACTATTCTTATTTAGCAAGGTGTCTCCATTTGGGGGCTTGACGGGCACGGGAAATCGTAGTATGATAAATAGGTAAACAAATGTTACGGATTTCTCATAAATCTTAACATTACTAACACCCGTTAACCGAGACCTATGGGTGTATAAATTACGTCTCTCATACCCAGTCTGAGGGTGACTGGGAAATAGTAACTCCACCATTTCCCTGATGGTCTTACTACTTTTTTAAGAAAAATGACTGCTACACTTTCACGTCAACAACAATCGAATACTTGGGAACAGTTCTGCAACTGGGTTACTTCAACCGATAATCGTCTTTATGTTGGATGGTTCGGAGTCCTCATGATTCCTTGCCTACTTGCTGCTACAACTTGTTTCATCATCGCATTCATCGGTGCTCCCCCTGTGGACATTGATGGTATCCGTGAACCCGTTGCTGGTTCACTCATGTACGGAAACAACATCATCTCTGGTGCTGTAATTCCTTCGTCCAATGCAATTGGACTGCACTTTTATCCAATTTGGGAAGCTGCTTCCCTAGATGAGTGGCTATATAATGGAGGACCTTTCCAACTAGTCGTCTTCCACTTTCTGATTGGTATCTATGCTTACATGGGCCGCGAATGGGAACTTTCTTACCGACTCGGTATGCGTCCTTGGATTTGTGTTGCCTACTCTGCACCCGTTGCTGCTGCTTCTGCAGTGTTCCTGGTCTATCCCTTTGGTCAAGGATCCTTCAGTGACGCAATGCCTCTTGGGATTTCGGGAACTTTCAACTACATGCTTGTTTTCCAGGCAGAACACA